TTTTTGTTGCAGCTGATTCTCAGACAAAAAAAAGGGCAGCTAAGAGCTGCCCAGATGGATGAGTTGGGTGTTAAAACAATGCCAATTGTTGTTTCAGGTGATCTCGGTTGTCAGGAGATAACGCCTTTATAAGGCACGTTGCTAAATCACTGGTCGTTTTGGAAGAGGGGCTAAGCGTGTGGCTGAAAAATAAAGACATTACAAATTGATGTTCACACGCCGGGTTTTTACATTCGCAATACAGATCAGCACAATCATTGGAAAGGCGGTTCGTTTTCTTTATTACCGCCCGTTCCCCGCAGCCACAATAAACTCGGCTACCAAACATTGATGGTTTGCTCGCCGCGCCAATTCCTAAATGAAGCTTTGAGGGCTTTAAAGAATGTTTATACCCGATAGCACTAACGAACGTATGGCCGCAATTGGGATTGGAACATGAACAGGATAATTCCGCGCAATTGGCATCCGCAGCGTTGCTTCTGCTAACAATCGCGCGTTCACCGCACTGGCAATAAACTCGCATACACTGACCTAACTTTATGACTGACTTAACAATATTAAAATATGTGCTGTGTTTATGTACAGTGTTGCCTTTAATTTAGTGCAATTTTTGTGTTACACATGATGCGAGTGCTCCATGTTAGGAGCGCAGATCTTATTAATAGCTATAGGAGGTAGTCGTGATGACTTGGAGTATATGATGGTAGGACGGCCTACCATCGTCGACAAAAGGTAGATGTTTCGATGAAATTAAGCAAAGAACTTATTTCTAGACTCGATGTAATCTTAGAAGAGGAGGCTCGATTAGGTTTCATTACTGAAGGCGAACGGCGTTTAGTGGTGAAAACATTAGAAAAAGCGGCGGAGAGTAAACCAACAGAAGCCACTGAATAAAGGTAAATGCAAGCCCCTAACTATAGTGATTAGGGGCTTTCTTTTATTCACTAACTGTCGACACATCAAACTGCAATTGAAGGTGCTTAGGTACCTCTGGGTCTGAGTTCACCTCATCCATAATCAGCTCACACACCGGAATGATCTCATCCTTAGCGTATTCACTGCCTATCTTCGTTGGGTCGCCTAAACTGGTCGTTCCCTGCGGAATAATGCCAGCTTTACCAACCGGAAAGCGGTGGCCGACGAGAATGTCCTGCGCGGTAATATTTTTGATACGCTCAAATTCATCTTTGGTGGCGATATCACCGACCGGAATCAGCTGAATCCCTTTCTCTTTGCCGTTCGGAATGTTCACAAACATACTGCGGAAGTTACCCACGCCCTTAGAGCTGGCGATCTTTTCCTTCAACATTTTTTCATCATCTTCGCTAAGGCTAGGGTCGGTAGCGTAGAAGATAAAGCCCATGTGTGCGCCGTTCTTGTAATAGCGGCGGCGGAACAAGGTCGCGTCTTTATTCAACAAGCTGCTTTGAATTCTGCCAAGATAATCTGCCAAACCATAGATTTGCTGCTGCGGGTCATACTGAGGCAAGAAAATAACATCTTCCTTGCGGTATTCCCGCTGCTTGTTGTCGCGCTCCAGAATGACGAAATTGCCGTTTTTGCGTCGGCGCAGGTACATGCCAGGTAATGGATGCAAGCGAACCACACGTTTGAAACCGTCGCGGATTTTAAGAAAGGCAGCATCGCCAAAGGTGAAGTAATCACGGCAAAAAGCTTGAACGTGTCGGCGGCGGGTCGCGCCTCCACTTTGGAAGCGTCCAGCTACGTAATTGGCCCGAGCAATCAACAGTGATCCATGATAGGCGTTGGCACGAGCAATATCCGCTAAGCCACTGCGTGAAATCGGTGGTTCCCAATAGTTATCGGCATCGTTGTAAAACAAATCTGAATAGGTGGTCATCCAACTGTTTGAGTCGATGGACTCTGGTGAGGAGTCGATGTGATAGACCGACTCTGGCGCGTGTTCTTCTTGTTTGACTAAGGTGTTCATTTGCTCGGTCATGCTGCAGTGGCCCAGGTTGATTTAGTTGGTGTTGAGTGATCTAACGGTTCGTTAGCGACGGCGTGAGAAATCGCCCAGAATGCATCGGCGTGTCCGGTCGTTTCACTGCGTTCGGCTTTAAAGGTCATGGCGTTACCGCTGGCGGTTGGTACGCGCTTAATCGCCATAAACGCCATGGCAATGTCTTTGTGTTCGGCATCAAATTGAAGTCGGTTGGCTTCTACAACGTCGATCATCTTCATTACCAAGCGGTTTTTTTGTTCGTTGCTGTAGTGGATGGCGTGAGCCTCACGCGGGTATTTCTTCGAAATCAAATCCCAAACACCACCGCCAATGCCAGTGGTATCGACGCCGATGTAAGTCACTTTGTAGCGCTGAAATACTTTGTCTATTTCCGCTACGTGATATTGGAAGTTCAGCCCTTTCCAATAGTGCTTTTCTAATACACGGAAACGTTCACCCGCGACGACAGGCGGAGCGACAACAACCAAGCAGGCATTGTCTCGGGTTCGGCTTGGGTCGTAACCTAACCAAACTTCGCGATTGGCAAAAGGTCGTTTGTTATTCGGTTTGAAGTCTTGCCAGTGAGCGGCATCCACCATGCCTTTTTCAAGGTCTGAGAACTTGAAGACAGACAGCGAACCATCGACAAACACACACATAAACAGGTTTTTGAAGTCATCATCACTGTATTCGTCGCGCAGTTCGTCAATGTCGAATAGGTCACAGCCACCGTTTGCCGCATCTTCAATGGTGACAACATAACGCCACTGTTTGTCTGGGCAGAGTTGCCCGCCGTCTCGGAATTCATCAAAGGTCGGGAATTCGACGTGGGCGCGTGAGTCTTTACCTTTGCGCCACTGGTCACCAGTCCAGAACGGGTAAGCCTGGTGCATTTTAGACGATGGCGTAGAAAAGTAAGTTTTGCGCCACTTCTTATGCGTTGCCATTGCCGAAGCCAGTTTGTTCAGCTCGTCGAACTTAGGGATCCAGAAATATTCATCGACGTAAACGTGGCCGTGGTAACTCTGCGCGGTTTTGCTGTTCGTGGACAAAAAGCGCAGTTCGGCACCATTGGAAAGAATAATAGGGTTGCCGGTTAACTCGATGTCTAAGAACTCTTTACCAATCGCAATGATGTAGCTGCGGAAAACCTCAGCCTGTGCGCGTGATGCAGACAGAAAGATTTGGTTGTCACCAGTCAGAATCGCATCTTCTAACGCTTCACCACTGAAATAGTAGGTAGCACCAATCTGGCGAGACTTCAGAATATTACGAATACGCTGTTTGATGTTATTGCGCATCGTGTGCTGGTATTCGAACAGAGATTTGTGCCAGCCTTTAAAGTCATCTTCTGTCAGGTGTTCAATGCTGTTCTTCTTACGGCTACTTTTTCGGCTACTTTTTCGGCTACCGTTGCTGCTGCCTTGTTTCGATGAGTCACCATCGCTCTTTGGTGATCTGCTTGGAGAAAGGTGTCGCTCTGCTTTGGCTTTTGCATCAGCGTGAGCTTTTAACAGCTTAACGTGGTGATCGATAAGCTTGTCCATTTCCTTGAGCTGCTGATCGGTTTTCTCATCCTTATCTATCAGCACCGCCAGACGGCGGTTAATCATTTCCTCAACAGAAAGTTCATTAAGCAACAAAGCCCAGCCGAATTTCTCCGCCCAGGTATAAAGGATGCGCTCACTATTGAGGTTCAGTTGCGCTGCAATTTCTTTCGGAGGAACACCGCGTAAATAGAGCTTTTTCGCGGCTTCTCTTATTTCATCTGAATATGCCATAGCTGCATCATACGCGCCGAAAACTCGCAAATGACTAACTAAAATTCGGATAAATTCGGATTTTGGCTAAATCCGAATTCTCAGGAAATGAAGTGGCTGAAAGCAGTTATTCAAAGGCGTATTGTTTGCTCACACCGATATGTGAATGACAAGTTTGAGTACCAAAATGCCAAAGATTAGTGACTGGAAAATCATTGCTACTGAGGGGCCAACCGTAGACGGGCGCAAAATTACCCGTGATTGGATTGAGCAAATGGCGGCAAGCTATGACCCAAAAGAGTACACCGCACTAATCTGGCCAGAACACCGTCGATTTTATGGTTACGGTGAAAACTGGGGCAATGTTGTTGAGCTTAAAGCGGAAGAGGAAGGCGGCAAATTACGTCTGTTCGCGAAGCTGGAGCCAAACGAATACTTGCTGGAAGCCAACCGCAAAAAGCAAAAGCTGTTCACATCCATCGAACCAAATCCCGATTACAAGGGCGAAGGGCGTTGCTATTTAATGGGCCTAGCTGCGACTGACTCCCCAGCCTCCACAGGTACCTCGCTCCTTCAATTCTCTCGTAAATCAGGTGAAACCACCGAATTAGAGTGCAGCGCATTGGAAGAAGTCGATTTTTCTGAGTGTTTCACGCGCAAAGACCGCTTTTTCGCGGCATTCAATGAATTTTTCTCTTCTGGCGATGAAGGGCCAGAAACTCCATCAAAAGTAGAGGACACCGACGTGACCGAAGAGCAACTTAAAGCAGCACTGCAAGAGCAGTTTTCTGCATTCAAAGGCGAGTTCAAGCAAGAACTGAAAGAAGAGTTCAACTTGCAAGACGAACCAGAAACGCCAGAGCCAGAAGATAAGGAAACAAGCGTTGAGCTGTTCTCTGCCACTCTGGACGAAAAACTAAAACCGTTAATCGAGAAAGTGAACGGTCTCGAAAACCAATTCGCTGAACTTTCAAAAGAAGTTCCGGGTCAAGAACCAGATGGTTCTGGCGCTGACGATAAATTCTCAGCTAAGGAGATGTTTTAATGCTGAACGCAATTTCAACTCAATACCTGCAAGAGTTCTCTGCAACAATGTTGACAAGTGCAGGCGCGTCAGCAGGTCAAACGATGTTTAACCTTACGCCGCCAATGGAAACTAAGCTGCGTCAGGCAATTATGCAGTCAGATGCCTTCTTGGGCATGATCGCGATGCTGCCTGTACAGCAAATCAAAGGCCAGGTTGTTGATGTTGGTAACGATGGTCTATCAACAGGCCGCGGCAACAATGAGCGCTTTAGCGTAGAAGTAGGCCAAAGTGGTAACACCTACGAGTTGGTTAAAACTGATTCTGGTGCGCACATTCTTTGGGAAACCATGACTCAATGGGCGAACTCAGGCTCTAAAAATGAATGGTTGAAGATGATGCAAAATGCCATCTCACGCCGTTTTGCTCTCGATATTCTACGCGTTGGTTTCAATGGTACATCGGCTGCAACGGTAACAGACCCAGTCGCAAATCCACTTGGTCAGGATGTCAACAAAGGTTGGCTGACTATCGCGAAAGAGAAGAAAGCGAGCCAAGTCCTGGCTTCTGCCCAACTCGACCCAACAGGTGCAGCCACGGACTCATACAAAAACCTAGATTCGTTAGTTCAAGACCTGATCAATACCACGATTGCGCCAGAGCACCGCCAAGACCCTGATCTTGTGGTTCTCGTCGGTTCAAACCTGGTCGCAGCAGAGCAGCACCGTTTACTGGAAGCGGCAAACACGCCTACCGAGCACAAAGCTGCTCAACAACTGGCAAAAACCATTGCAGGTAAGAAAGCCTATCAACCGCCGTTCTTCCCAGCCGATCAGGTTTGGGTAACCAACACCAAAAACCTGCAAGTACTCACGCAGGAAGGTACGCAGTGGCGTAAGCAAAAGAACGATGAAGATACGCTTCGCTTCAAACAAAACCATATCCGTATGGAAGGTTACGCCATCGGCAACCTGAACAAGTTCGCTGCGATTGAAGCGGTGACCGTTGTTGAACCAGCGGTATAGGTGGGGTGATTTATGGTTAGCCCATTAGCAAAACAGCGTCGAAAGCTCATTGAACAGCAAGCTAACCAGTCTGCACCGGAAGTCGTTTCCGGTGCAGATACCGACAGTCTGCACATCAAGCTGATTGAGTTTGAAGAAGACCGAAAGTATTTGCGCTCATTTAACGCCATCGCTGATCGAATTAAGCACAAGCGTGAAGTGCTGGTACCGAAATACAAGCCGTATGTTCAGGCTTACTTAGAAAGTGGCGAAGCGTTCGAAAACCCAATTTTTACCAACATGGTGGTTTGGCTATTCGACATTAAAGAGCTGGATGCCGCGATTGAGTGGTGCATGAAAGCCATTGAGCTAGATTTGCCTACGCCAGAAAACTTCCGCCGTGACTGGCCGACGTTCTGTGCTGACGAAGTGTTGGCATGGGCGGAGAAAGAATCCGAACGTGGTCATTCCATTGAGCCTTATTTCTCCCAGGTGTTCGACAAGGTCGAGAAAGAGTGGCGCTTGCACGAGAAGGTTCACGCCAAGTGGTACAAGTTCGCGGGTTTATACCTAATCCGAAATGAAGAAGGCCAGCCGCAAGCCACAGCGGTTGGCAACGTAGAAACGCTAGAAAAAGCCTTGGCTCTGCTTCAACACGCGCACGATAAGAACAGCAAAGTGGGGGTGGGTACCCAAATTAAGAAGATTGAAGCCCGTATTCGCGCCATTAACGAAGGCAAGAATCTGTAAAGACTCCTACGCCACCGCGCCTCGGCTGGTGAGGTAAGAGAAGCTAACCGGCTAACTCGATACCGTCGACCCAGTGGCTAGAGGCGCCCTAATTTAACTAATCAAGGGACCGTTATGAGCTTTGGCGGAAATGTTAACAGCGCAGTCGATATCGCCATACCAGGTGAAGGATGGCCGGATTTATCTACGGCTGAATTTCGCAGTTTACGCCGTGTTCCCCATACGTTTGATAACGACTCTTTGAACTACGCGGTGACTATTGCCGCGCTGAATATTCAAGAACGATTAGAAAGCCTGATTGTCGGTGGCGAAAAACCAGTGCTGAGCAATCCGAAAATCATGCTCTACAAACGTGCGGTTTATGGTCGGGCTCACGCCGAGCTGCTGAAAGAGTTTGCGACCCAAGACCGCCGAAAAGAAGGTGAAAGCGTGGCAACGGATGAACCGGAACAAGAGGCACGTTTTCTCGCCCAGAGTAACAAAGATGTGCGCGCACTCCTTGGTCGCAGTGCGAATGGGATTGACTCGATATGAGCGAAACCACTTACAACAAAACCAAGCTTGAGCACCTGACGGATTACATCGTCAGTCACCTGAACTCCAATGTGCTCGATAACAAAATCGATGCCTGGCAGGAAAACGGCTCCATTGTGCCAAACGGTGAAGACAGAGGGAACGGCGGTTATATCGCGTGTTACTGGAAGTACAACGCAGTGGTCAGTATTGAAGAGTTTCCACACCGACTTTTGGACCCTCGCTGCTTACTTGCTTTGGTTGCCTGTTGGCTGAGCGATTACGACACCACGCGTAATGAAGATGAGTTAGGTGACCCAGACCTTTCGGTTGATGTGATCAGCAGTGAAGTAGCCGATGTTGCCATTGAACTGGAAATGATGGAGCCGATTGAGCTGATCCCTGACCCTGCGGGAATGATCACTTGGCGAGGGGAAACCTACCGAGTACAGGCCGTTGAAATCTACACCGCAGAAGAAGCGGAGTTGGTGAATGAAGCCACAAATTAAGGTCAATGAGCGCGATGTGCTCAACATGCAGGAAAAGCTGGCCATGCTGGCTCTGCCACCTAAAAAGCGAGTCTGGATACTGAAAACCCTTGGCCGTTGGGAAAAAGCCAATACACGCAAACGCATTCGCTCCCAAAAAGACATTAACGGAAGCGCTCTGCAGCCAAGGAAAGGAAAGAAGAAAGGCAAAGTTTTAAAGCGGATGGCAAAGGGATTAACGCCTTATGTAAGAAACACCAACCAGCTTGATTTGACTTGGAGTAATAAGTTAACCGCCAAAATCGCAGCAAGGCACCACGTTGGTCAAAAGCAAAAAATGACCAAGCGCCAAATGCAAAAGCGATGGGGCAAACCGGATTACTCAGCACCTTGTACCAAAGGACAAGCGAGAAAGCTGAGAGAGCTGGGTTACACGGTACCGAGAAAAAGCGGTAAAGGACGAAAGAAACCCAGTTTACGTGAGTTGATGGCAACCATTACCCACGGACAAGCAGGACAACTTATTCGAGAACTCTCTAATCAGCCAAATATCACCAGTTGGGATATTCCATTAGCAGAGCGTCAGATTCTCGGTAGTAAAGAACGTGAAGTGAACCGCCAGCTCATCAAGATATTTGAGCAGGCAAAACAGAGGAAATAACCAATGGCAACCGGAAAGGTAGAGGTTAACAATCTCAATTTGGCACAAGGCGGTATCCCTGAGATAGAACGTCACGTGCTTTTCATCGGGCGCACTGACCAGGTAGAACTGCAAGGCAAAGTGACCCGCATTAATAACATGACCAACCTTGACGAAGTTGTCGCCGATGATGCGCTTGGTCTGAATGTGAAAGCCGCCCAGCTTAACGGCAAACAAAACTGGACGGGTGCGATTGTCGGCTTAGATGCAGATGATACCTGGCAAGACGCGGTTGATTTGGCGAACCTGACCGACTCATTTGAAGGCATCGCCATTTGTGACCCAGTCACCGTTAAAACTGAATTCGACGATATGCAGTCGAAAGCAACCGAGCTGACCAGCAAACTTGGACGTTGGGTGTTCTTCCTTGCTGCTTGTGCTGGTATCGATGCCACTCCTGATACAGGCCAAACGTGGGCAGAGTACGAAACCGTCATGCTTGACCTGGTGAAAGATGTTTCTGCAAACCTCGTGACGCCCGTTCCTCAGCTTAACGGCAATAACCTAGGTGTGTTGGCTGGTCGTTTGTGTGACCGAAGTGTCACGGTAGCAGATAGCCCAATGCGTGTCGCAACTGGCTCAGTCTTGAGTTTGGGTGACATGCCAACGGACAGTGCAGGCAAAGCATTAGAGATGAGTACCATCGCTACGCTGGCAGACGCACGTTACTCACTACCGCAATGGTACGCCGATTTAGAAGGGGTGTACTGGTCGGACGCAACCACATTGGAAGCCAAAGGCGGCGATTATCAGTACCTCGAATACGTTCGTCCGGTTCACAAGCTTAACCGCCGTGTACGTATCAAAGCGATTCGTCGTATTGCAGACCGCATTCTTAACTCAACGCCAGCGAGTATTGAGCTGAACCGCACTTACTTCCGCAAAGACATGCGTGATATGTCGAAAACGACAGAAGTTGGCGGTATTACCTTCCCTGGTGAAATCATGCCGCCAGAAGATGGTGACGTCACCATTCAGTGGATGACCAAAACCAAAGTGTCGATCGGTTTGATGGTTCGCCCTCACAACTGCCCGAAACACATCGTGGTCAACATCGCGCTTGATCTTACTAACCCTGCAGATTTGGAGGCGTAATCCATGAGCATGAGAATTTCTGGCAAGAACATGCATTTCTCTTTGGGTGACTACAAGCTCAAGGCTCAAAAAGTCACGTTATCCATTACCGATAATTCCGCAGTCAATAAAACCTCTGGTGTGCCAGATGGTTACGTCGACGGGGATGTAGAGGCTAGTGGTGAAATGGAGCTGACCACGCAGCAATTCAACCTGTTAAGCAAAGCAGCGAAACAAGCCGGCTCTTGGCGTGGCCTTCCTGATTTTGATGGTTTGTTCTACGGCAAAATTGATAAAGATGAGCTGAAAGTGGAAGCGTTCGGTTGTCGTATCAAGATTTCAGACCTACTTGATGTGGATGCCAACGGCGGTAGTGCTCTGGTTCACAAGCTTCCGTTTGAAGTGACAAGCCCTGACTTTGTCCACATCAACGGTGTGCCGTACCTGCGTCCGGATGAAATCGAAGATTTGGTTCAGTAGCTTTTTACTTAATAAACAGGAGGCGTGATGGCAGATTTTATCGACCATGCCTGCGGTCTTGAAACCCAATTCACAGAAGTGGCGCTTGCCAACCAACTGGCAAGGGCTAAGCGAATTGAAGAACGGGAAAGCGCACATGAATGCGGCGAATGTGGCGACCCAATCCCAGAAGAACGCCGCCAAAAAGTACCAGGTTGCATCTACTGCACCCAGTGTCAAAGCGAATTGGAGCGAATGACCCGATGAATTTAGCAAAGCTCTTTGTTGAGAAAATCATGAAGCCAGTCCTTGACCACTTAGATATGGCATCCGGTGGTAAAGGCACAATGAACACTCAAGCGGCTATTAATCTGATCCTGATGATTATTGCCCATGAGTCCGGAAAGTTTACTTACTCAAAACAAGTACGTGGTCCTGCATTGGGCTTTACCCAAATGGAGCCAGCCACCTTCAATTGGCTTGTTGAGTGGTTAGGTAAGAGTCGTCCTCACTTGTTGGATGCATTGTCGATGTTTGGCCCCGTGGAGAACTTAGATCCTCGTTACATGGTGATCTCGCCGGAGTTCGCAGTAGCCGCCGCACGACTCAATTTAATTCGGTTCCCAGAAGCCTTGCCAGAAGCCGATGACCTAGAAGGTTTAGCTCGGTACGCGAAGAAGTACTGGAACACAAGTGCAGGTAAAGCAACAGCAGAAGATTACCTACAGGCATATCAATCCCTAATCGGAGAAGCAGCATGAATTTCTTAACTGGAATCGTTGGCAAGACATTGTTGGAAGTACTGAAAGGTCTGTTCTTTCAAATTGGTTGGAAAATTATCCTAGAACGTTTTGCCACACGAACAGTGGTGTGGGGTTTAGAAACCCTGAAAGGTTTAACCACCAATGATGTGATGCAAGAAACGGTTGACGACATCATCAACGCATTGCAAGGCAAACGCTTGAAAGAAATTCCACAGAAGGAATAGCGATGGACCCAACCTGGTTATCAGCACTGGTTGCGCTTGCCACCCTTTTGGTGATGTTAACCGGTGCTCTTATCAGCAAGCTGTTTTCACTCTCTAAAGAGCTTGCTGAATACAAAACCCATGTAGCCGAGTATTACGCCAAAAAAGACGAAGTGAATGACGGATTTGAACGTCTGGAACGTCAGTTGGAAAACGGCCTCACACGAATTTACGAAACACTAAAGCGAGAAGCAGCATGAGCAAATCAATTGTTTTAACCGTTGGCGAAGTAGACCTTGAGTTCATCCCAACGCCAGCCGAATACGACGAAGCGCAAAATACGACGATGCAAGGTGACGTCAGTGGTGCGGCGCACAACTTCTTGATGAGTTGCGTAAGTGAAGAGTCCAAAGATGCATTACGCGAAATCACCAAAGAAAACCCAGGTGCAGCCACACAGATTTATGGTGCTGTACTTAAAGAGTACACACCTAAGTTGACTATCTCGGTAAAAAAATAGATGGGCTTGTTGTTGCG